AACATAGATAGAGTTAGAGGTATTACTACTAAAATAGATGCTAATTATCCTCAAACATATAGGGTTTTTCAACAAAAATATAATAAACAAAATTTTTACAACAACATGAGTGTTTTAAATGGGTACGAACCCGTTAAAAAATACCAAGCTGTAGTAATGCCTGATTATGTAAATTTATTATATAGTTGTATAGTTTATACTTATTATGTAGAACAATTAAATCATATAATAGAAGCTATTAACTTTGCAGCAGATACTTATTGGGGTGATCCTGAAAGATTTAAATTTAGAGCTTTAATTAGTAGTTATCAAACTATAACAGAATTACAAGCAGGTTCTCAACGTATGGTAAAAGCTAATTTTGATATAAAAATGCCTGGATACATTATACCTAATGTAATCCAAAAAGACCTTAATGCTCTAAATAAATTTTCTACTGACTCAAAAATTCAATTTACAAGTGAAACTTCTGAAGCCCTTACAAATGAAAGAAAAAATCGTTTCTTAGATGACATTAATACAAATTTATAAAAATTTTACCATATTTATACTCAAAAGTATTATACTATGGAAGTTATAAAGTTAGAAGAACAAGAATTAAAAGAATTAAAATCATTACAACAAGAACAAAACAATTTAATAGATTCTTTTGGTTCAGTGGAGTATCAAATTCAATCTCTTGAGTTACAAAAAGAAAAATTTATTGAAAAACTAGATAAAGTAAAACAAAAAGAAATTGAAATAGCTAATACTTTAAACAAAAAATATGGAGATGGAGTTATTAATTTAGAACATGGCACTCTCTCCAAACAATAAAATATAACTTGAAAAACCTTTTGATATTTATCAACAAAAATTAATTAGAATAACATGGCAGAACAAATAATCTCACCAGGAGTATTTACAAACGAAAGTGTTCCTGTAACGACTGAAGCCCCAGTAGTACCTGTAGGTGCTGCTATTATAGGTCCTACAGTATTAGGTCCTGTTGGGGTTCCTACTATAACAACAACTTATAGTGACTATAAACAAAAATTTGGTGGTACCTTCGTTAGTGGAGGTGTAGCTAGAAATTATTTTACTAATATAGCCGCTTATAACTACTTCCAACAAGGTGGTCAGCGCCTATTAGTAACTAGAGTAGCTAGTGGATCAGCAGGTGGAAATGCTTTCACTGCTGCTACTTCATCTCAAGTTATTACGGGTAGTGATGGTGGTGACTTAAGCGGTAACAATGTACTTAAAATTCAAACTATCTCTGAAGGAGATATAATGAATACTGGTGACACTGAAGCAGCAGGTAATACTCTTCCCACAGGTACTAAAGATAATTTAAGATGGGAAATTTCTCAAGCAGATACTGGATCTGGTACCTTTACTTTAACTGTAAGACAAGGTAATGATAGACAATCTGAAAAAGTTGTTTTAGAAACATTTAGAGGTGTTAATTTAGATCCTCGTTCCCCCAACTTTGTTGCTAAAAGAGTTGGTAACCAAATAAAATCAATAACAGGAAATTCTACAGATGGATACTATGTAAGCGTAACAGGACAATATCCTAATGTTAGTAAGTATGTAGTAATAAAAGAAGTTAATTATACTACTCCTGACTATTTAGATGAAGATGGTAACATTAGAATTGCAGCAGATGCTTACAAAATCCCAGCTAATCAATCTGGTTCATTTGGTAATGCTTCAGGTACTAACTATACAGCTTTAACTGGAGGTACTAAATACAATGAAAATATAGCAGAATCAAACACCCAAGGATTAGGTGGTGGTGATTATGATGGTGCAATTGATCTTTTAAAGAATAAAGATGAATTCCCTTATAATGTATTATTCACACCTGGTTTAATTTACCAAAATAATGCATCTTCTACTTCTTCCCATAAAGATAGATTAGATACTATTATTACTAATTTAACAGCTAGAGGAGATGCTTTAATTCCTCTTGATCTTGTTAATTATAATTCACCTATATCAACAGTAACTACCCAAGCAGGAACTTTAAATACCTCATATGCCGCTTCATACTGGCCTTGGGTTAAAGTACGTGATGAAGACTTAGGTAAAAACGCTTGGGTACCAGCCTCAACAATTATCCCATCAGTATATGTCTTTAATGATAATAATGCTGAGGCTTGGTTTGCTCCTGCTGGTTTCACTAGAGGATCTATGCCAAAAGTTGTAGCTCCTGAAAGAACATTACCAAGAGCTTCAAGAGATACCTTATATACTAATAAAGTAAACCCAATAGCTACATTCCCTAATACTGGTGTTGTAGTTTACGGACAAAAAACACTTCAAACAAAAGCTTCTGCTACTGACAGAGTTAATGTTAGAAGATTGTTAATTGCTTTAAAAGGATTTATTAATAATGTAGCTCAAGATTTAGTATTTGAACCTAACTCTTTAGCAACTAGAAATAGTTTCTTAGCTGTTGTTAACCCATACTTAGAAGTTGTACAACAAAAACAAGGATTATACGCCTTCAAAGTAGTAATGGACTCAACAAACAATGGCCCAGACGTTATTGATAGAAACGAATTAAGAGGTGCTATTTATCTCCAACCAGTTAAAACAGCAGAATTCATAGTACTTGATTTCAATGTTTTACCTACAGGAGCTGAATTCCCAACCGCTTAATTAAATTAATCATAAAAATAAACATTTGAAAATAGAATAACATGGCAGAACAAATAATCTCACCAGGAGTATTTACTAATGAGGATGTGCCTACAATATTAGAAGCAGCAGCAGCCCCTATAGGGGCCGCTGTTGTTGGTCCTACTCCTTTAGGACCTGTAGGTGTACCTACTACAGTAACTACTTTTAGTGATTTCCAAACTAAATTCGGAACTACTTTTTTAAGTGGTGGAGAAGATTACTCTTTCCTAACTTCAATATCAGCCCAAAACTACTTCCAACAAGGAGGTACTAATTTATTAGTACAAAGAGTAGTTCGTGACTTTACTACATTCACTTCTTCAGTATCTACTAAGGTCGGTGATAGTGCTAGTTACAGTGGTACCTATACAGGAAATGGAGTATTTGAGTTAAGTACAGTTTCTATGGGTGCGGTAATGAATAGCACTTCATCTACAGATTTTTATAATGGACACGCTACTTCCACATTAGTTAGTGGTTCTAAAGATAATCTAAGATGGGAAATTACCTCTAGAGATGAGGCTTCAGGTACGTTTACTCTTATCATTAGACAAGGTAATGATAAATCTACTGACAAAAAAGTACTTGAAACTTATAGAGGTGTAAGTTTAGATCCTTATTCAGATAACTATATTTCTAAATTAATTGGTGACACTTATAAAGAAGTAGCAATTGATTCAGATAATAGTGAATATTACATTAAAACAAATGGTGAATACCCTTCTAAGAGTAATTACGTATATGTTTCAGCAGTAAATAATCCTACCCCTAATTATCTAGATGCTGCGGGTAATATAAGTGATGCTGATTACACAGCTTCAATTCCTGCAGTACAAAATGGAGCATTTGCTAGTGGTGCGGGCTTAAATGTCCCTGCTGGTGGAAATAATATGAATGAAAATATTACCAACACCAACTCACAGGGATTAATCCCAGGAAGTGATTACTCAAACTTTGTTGATATCTTAAAAAACAAAGATGAATACAAATTTAATGTAATAACTTTACCAGGATTAATATATGAACACGCTACTCATAAAACTATTATTGATGAAGTAATTACTGATTTACAAACTAGAACAGACGCTATTTTACCAATTGATTTGGTTGATTATGGTACTACTGTAAGTGAAGTAATAGTTCAATCTAATACATTAAATACTTCATATGGAGCTGCTTACTGGCCTTGGGTGTTAACAAATGATTTCCAAACAGGTAAAGCTGTATGGTGCCCTGCTTCAACAATTATCCCATCAGTATACGTCTTTAATGATAACACAACAGCAGCATGGTTTGCCCCTGCTGGTTTGACTAGAGGTAGCATGGCTAATGTAGTTCTTCCTGAAAGAACATTACCAAGAGCTTCAAGAGATACTTTGTATGAAAACAAAGTTAATCCACTTGTTAAATTCCCATCTACAGGTGTAGCAGTATATGGTCAAAAAACATTACAATCAGCAGCATCAGCTACTGACAGAGTTAATGTTAGAAGATTGTTAATTGCACTCAAAGACTTTATTGGTAACGTTGCTCAAAACTTAGTATTTGAGCCTAATTCATTGGCTACTAGAAATGCATTCCTTGCAGTTGTTAATCCATATATGGAACTTGTACAACAAAGGCAAGGTGTATATGCCTTTAAGGTAGTAATGGATGATACTAATAATGGTCCAGATGTAATTGATAGAAACGAGTTGAGAGGTGCTGTTTACCTCCAACCGGTGAAATCAGCCGAATTTGTAGTACTTGACTTTAATGTATTACCTACAGGAGCTGAATTCCCCGCCTAATAAGTTACGTAAATTTAATTTAAATACAACGCAAATACAATAAAATAAGAAAACATGGCAGTATTAGATACAAACGAGCTGTTTTTTACAGCGTTTGAACCCAAACAACAGAATAGATTTTTGATGTCAGTAGATGGCATTGAATCATATATCGTAAAAGGTGTTGGTGCTATTACATTAACACAAGGTGAAGTAACTCTTAACCACATTAACGTGTATAGAAAAGTTAAGGGTAAAACAACTTGGGGTAATGTTCAGTTAACCTTACACGACCCAATTTCTCCTTCCGGTACTCAACAAGTAATGGAATGGGTAAGATTACATCACGAATCAGTAACAGGTAGAGATGGTTACTCTGACTACTACAAGAAAGACGTAACATTAAGTGTCTTAGGTCCTGTTGGTGATATCGTTTCAGAATGGATCTTAAAAGGATGCTTTATAGTAGACGCTAATTTTGGTGATTACAGCTGGGATACAGAAAACACAGCCCAGTCAATTACAATGACTTTAGCCCCTGACTACTGCGTATTAAACTACTGATTAATACAAAAAGTTCAACAAGGAAAGCGCACGAAAGTGCGCTTTTCTTATTCTTTTATATATTTATATCAAACATTAAAAGTTATTAATAATGAGTGACGAAAAAACAGTTGAAACCCCAAAAATGGAACCTGTAGTGAAAAAATTTGATTTCCCTACAGAAATTGTAGAGTTACCTTCAAAAGGTTTACTCTATCCTAAAGACAATCCTTTATCTTCTGGCAAAATTGAAATGAAATATATGACTGCTAAAGAAGAGGACATTTTAACCAATCAAAATTACATTAGACAAGGCATTGTTCTTGATAAGTTAATGCAATCCTTAATTGTATCAAAAATTAATTATGATGACCTTGTAGTAGGCGATAAAAACGCTATAATGGTTGCCTCTCGTATTCTAGGTTATGGTAAAGATTATACCTTTGAATATGAAGGACAAGAAGTTACAGTTGATTTATCTGAAATTGAACCTAAATGGATTAAAGAAGAAGATTTAGTAGAACTAAATACTAATGAATTTAACTATACTCTTCCTCATACAGAAACTCCAATAACATTTAAAATTCTTAATAATAAAGATGAAAAAATGATTGAGGGTGAAGTAAAAGGACTAAAAAAGATAAACAAACAGTCCTCAGCAGAATTATCAACTAGATTAAAACATATGATTTTATCTGTAAATGGAGATGATTCAAAGAAAGCAATTAGAGAATTCGTAGATAAATATTTCTTAGCTCGTGATTCAAGAGCACTAAGAGAACACATTAAGGAGATTC